ATCCGCTCCTTCTGTAAGTGGACCGGGGGGAGCCCCCGGACCGGGGGCTCCCCCCGGTGGAGCAGTAGTTGTGGGTGCGGTGGGAGCTTGGGCTCTTTGCTGCGCTTCCAACACTTTTCTTCTTTCGTCAGCCTCGGGGCTGCCGCTTGTTGCATTGTTATATACCTCTCGGTCAAAATTAGGATTACCATATAGTAACCGTGGATCCTTTCTATAGTCATAGCCAGGCAGTTCCGAATTTGATAGGGGCCCGTTTGAAAAGAGCCCGTTATAACCTGGTTGAGTGGGGTCACCCTGATGTCCAAAAAAGAAGGTAGAAACAGACATAATATTAACTGTAAGCTAAGCTGGATGTGTCAAGCGTAATATTTTTTAAGAATGCAGATTTTGTATCTGAAAAATTATTTGAAATAACGCTGTCATTGTTGCTACTATTAATCATTTGAGCAGGTCTTGTTGAATTTGAAATCTTATTTGCAATAACATCAAGCTTTTGACCGTTAGTAATCAGTTGTTCGAGCTGTCTAGTTAAAATTCTTGCCTCCTGTTCATATAAATTAGTTAACATTGTATTTAATTGGCTGTCTATATTTAGTTTAATATCAATTGGATCATTGAGTGTATTACGTAAATTAGTAATAAATGCATTTACTTTATTATTAATAGGGGATAAATCTATCTCATTCAATTTATCAAAATTAAAACCTTTTAACGAGTCAGCAATAGCTGTGGTAAACTGTTTAATCCTATCGACAACAATGTTTAAATTTAAATTGTTAAATATGTCTGGATTCGATATTCCACTTAGTAATTTAGTGTAATTATCTATATAATCCTTAATTGGCACTAAATTGATAGGCATAGATAAACTATTGTGTAAGTTTGCAATTGAATTTGCAACAGATTGTAAATTTACTGCATTAATTTCCTTAGAGAATCTGCTATAGTACGTGGGGTAGTCCGTTTTAGTAATTTCATTGCGACTTAAACTTAAATTTACATTTAAATATTCATTTAAAAGTTTAATTGAATTTGCTACAGCCGCAAGATTTACCGCATTAATTTCATTAGCAAGTCTCGCATAATACTTTACAGGGTCTTTAGAAACTTGATCAGCCAAAGTAGATAAAAAATTTGCACCAGATCCTACTACACCGGATGTAAGAGCTTTGTTTAGTATAACAATTGCAGCCGCACTTTTTGTTAATTTGTCAGGGTCTACCTTATTATATTTAAGTAAATTCTCTGCAGTGTACCCCATTACTTTTGCAAGACCAGTTAATGCTAGTAACCCAGCTCCAAGTGCAACAGCACCTATACCGGTTACCATTATTGCACCTATTACACCTGCAAGAGCTGCAAAGCCTGTTATTGCTATACCTGCTATCTCTATACCCGCTAATGCAGCATCCCATGATACTTCGCTAATCGCCATCATTGCAGGTGCAATTAAATATTGAATTAATGCAGCAATAGCAGCAATTGAAGCTAAACCTATAATCGCTGTTTTTGCGTCTGTTGATACTGCCTTACCTATTACTTCAGCTAATAATGCTACTCCGGTTATTGCTAATCCAGCTACTATTATTGCTCCTAGTGCAGCATCCCACGGTACTTTGCTAATCGCCATCATTGCAGGTGCAATTAAATACTGAATTAATGCAGCAATAGCAGCAATTGAAGTTAAACCTAGTATTGCTGTTTTTGCGTCTGTTGACGCTGCCTTACCTAGTTTCTTAGCTAATTCTGCAAGCCCCATCATTGCAAGACCTGCCATTATTATTGCTCCCAGAGCATTTTTCCAATTAATAGAACTTAATTGAACCATTGCGGGAACTATTAAGAAATTTAAAATTGCAGCAATACTACCTAAAGCAAGTATACCCTTTAATAAGGTTCCCCACGTCATTTTTGTCAATCCATTTAATATACTAACAAATGCAATAATACCACCTGCAACTAATAAAATTGTTTTTGTATCAACAGATGGCATGCCGCCAATTGATTTAATAATAAAATATATAGCTGTACCTAGCGCAGCAATCCCCACTACAGCACCAATACCTTTAAATAAATTAGAAAACCAACCACTATCTGATTTAGTATTAACTTGATTAAGATTTTTTAATGATTCTTTTGATATTTCTATTAATCTAACGTCTACTACACCAGAAGTCTTATTATTCTTTTTATCCTGCCCAGTAGTTAGTGAAAGTAAACTACCAGCTGCAAGTGTCGAATTAAAAATCTTTGCAATACTTTTCCATCTTGTTCTTTCATTTGAAGATAATGACGAAGGCTCATCAGGACCAAATCCATCTTTAATTTTATATTTATTACTTTCTTCAGCATACCGAGAAGTAGTATTTTCTTTCTGCTCATTAAATTTTAAACAGAATTGTTCCAATAAAAGTAAAACTCTTGATAATTGCGCTGTAACGTCCATTATCAATATTTACTTAAGACCTATTCTTTTGTAAAGAATCTCGAATCAATAATTATAACATTGTTTGATATAGTTAGAAACTCTTCTTCACTTTTGCGCAATTTACCCATAAAACTAATTACCTCTTCGTTTAATTTTGCAGGGAGATTTTCAATAATGCTTACTAATTCTTTAACAGCTAATAAATTACAGTCAATTGTCTCGGGACCAATCGTAATAGTGTCAATATATTTTGCTATTTCGTATATATATAAATTACCTATTGCTTCACTAATACCTTCTTGTTTTTTAGCTTTATCAATATGCGATCTATTAATTTTTGAATCTTTTGCTAATGAGGGATACGAAATATCCAATTCAATTTCAGATTCAAATACAATATGTTTAGTACACTCTTCAGGTAAAGGTATTTTAATATCTCTCGCGAGTAATTGATTAAAATCTAACGTCTGTTGATTATTATCATTTAATACTACACAATTTGTACCTAGTGCATTTGCTCGTAACTTTAAAATAATTGGAATTTTATCGTAAATACTAAATTCTACATTTTCCATAGAATTAGTATTTATAATATTTGTAATTTCTTCACTTAAAGTTATACCTGCTGCCACACCATCCAATCCGGTTTTAAATAGATCTTTTTGCTGCTTAATAGACAGTTGACGAAATTTAATAATTCGTTCTTGCGATGCAACGAATATATCCACAAGATTAGTATCTGATATATCCCGTAATTTAGTTAAAATATTTGTTAATTGGCTCATATTAATAATTATTACAGTTAGTGTGTTTTACTACTGGCTTTACTATTTTTATTATACTCATCTTGTTGCTGTTTTAACTCTTCATTGTAAAAATTTAAATGAAGTTGCGACTCATTCGGAGTTAAATTTAAATACGTATCGTTATCGTAATTTAATTTACTCATTAAAATATACTGCATTTTATATACGTTTAATAGATTTTCGTTGTATATTGCTTTTATAAATTCAAATAATGTATTATTAAAAATATTGAATTCAACTTTGCTAATATTTAATTTTGGATTAGCTGTAATAATATTAATATGCTCTATAGATTTAGTAGTAATATTTATAAAGTTAATTATTTGATTAAATAACTTAGCCGGTATAAAATTTAAAATTGATTCGCGCACTTTACTAGTTACTTGATTCATTTGAATTAAATCTTGATCTATTTGTATACTCTGAATAGTATTAGCAATATTTGTGGACTCGTAACTAATATCTTTAGGTATATTAATCTTTATTTTTATTAAATCATCAATAAAAACTTGCTCTGTTATTACTGGCAGTGATTCTAATATATGTACACACAGTTTATCAATTTCAACATTTGTATTATTAAATAATTGACCAGTGTTAATTGTAATACTATTGCTTATACTAATGGATCTTAAATCTAATAAAATTAAAAATTTATCAATGCAGTTTAATTCTTTAATTTGATTTTTATTTATTACAGTATACTCAATAATTTTGTCTATAAAATTTGATATAATTATATTGTCATTATTCATTATAGACTTAACAAACGGTACGTATAATTTATTTGGTAGCTCACGACACTCGACAAATTTATTGTCCGTTAATTTAATATTAAATGTAAACATGTTTTATGCTACTTAAGTCATTTATCATTCTTTTTTAAATTTATTCTCATACATATATCTATTATATGCCCACTGCACACTAAGTGATTTCGCTTCTTCAGCAACATAAGCTAATGAATTACCAGGGATATTTGTAGGAACACAGTCAAAAAATTGATAATGTTTTCGGATTGTGCGCTTATCACTATCACCATCTATGGCTTTTTCTTTTTCGGAACTAATACTCATCTGTTTAATTGACCTTGTGTATTGAACAACATCAATATTTGCTTTAAACGGTTTATATTTCCGTGCTAGTAACCCTCTATATGCTGCTGTTACCATCCACGGTCGTATAATTAAATCAACAAAATCCAGATTAGTTTCAAGAAAATCTATAGTTAAACTCCTAGATGTATTTTTAGCTCTATCTGATCCGACCACACCTGTTAAAAACCCGCCTGCGCCTGCATCCAAATCTGCATCTTTTGTTCCGAAACTATCTAATGGCAATTTCATACTTTGTATATAAAAACAGCTGTTTAATGTATTAATTTGGCTATTAAATATTGTATTTTGATCCTGTATATTTATTCCAAATTCTTTATTACTATCCATGTTAATATCTGCGTTAATAGTTTCATAAAACCCATCAAACTGTGTATAACCTGGAAAACTAAATCGAACCACCCATGACGTCTGCAGAGGAATGCCAGCTGACCATGTACTTATTTGCTTATGAAATAAATTTCTATAAGATGTTGTGCCTGGAATAGCTGAAAAAAGATCTGCCATAAAAATATTTATGGCAGAGCTTTCGTTTTGAGAAAATTAAGTAGAGTTATTTACCTAGTATTTCTAAATAATGGATCATCTACTGGACCGTCGCTGGGTTCGTCGCCACGACCGTGCTGCCCGTAGTTCTAAATAATGGATCGGTTATAGGCCCATCACCTCTTACCGGCTTTTCTGGAGTAGATACTTCAAAATAGTGATATCCAAACGTTACTTCAAATGTTACTGGTGCGCCTGTGCCCTCTGCAATATTATACTCAATACTGCCGACTTTTCTAATTGAAGCTCCCTTTAATTTAAAATCACGAATTTGGTTTAATTGTTTATCAAGCTGTGTCAAATGAATTATATCAGCAGGAGTTGCAATATCATAAGCACCTGAACTGCTGCCATCATTAAATGTTCGCGCTGATTCTTGTAAAAACTTGTGATGCAATTCTGATTGAGCATCGCAATAGAAAGTAAGTGAATAACCACTTGCTTCACCATAAGTTGGTACACCAGGTAAATGAAACGATACCCCCATATACTTGACATCTATATCTGCTAATGTACGCTCAGGCAGTTTAGCAGCCTTAACATATACTAAATCTTTAGGGTATAAATTAAGGCTACCCACCTTAAGATCAGCTACTTTAAACAGAAAATCTCTTGAAAATTCTCTGTTAATCGCTTCGGTATAAAAATTCCTAATTGTTTGTTGGTTGGGCATATAATAATATTTAGTTGAATTTGTTTTCTAGAATTAAATTATTTCGTTAAAGTTTGTACTTGTTCTTGTCGCATAAAAGTTAATTAGAATAAACTCGCTTGTACGTACTGGCTTAATGTATATATCAATTACCAATTCATTGGCATCAATAACACTTGCGGGGTTATTACGTTCATCACATACAATTAAGTAATCATAGATACCTTGAGTATTTTTAGCATTTTCGAATATCGGAGATAAAGTATTAATTATTCTTGTCCGTGTAAATAATGTATTTGGCTCGAATACGAAGAACTTCGCAGTTGCTTTAGTAGTCTTTTCGAGATATAGGAACAGTCGTCGAACATTAATTCGGTCAAATGAACTTGGTTGTTTTAATAGTGTCTTTTGACCGAATACCACAAACCCATCTGATGGGAATAATGCAACGGGGTTTTGACCAATTTTATATAGCTGATCGCGTTCTTTCTGCTTTGGATATATAGCCAAATCACTTGCGCCAGTAACAATCCCGCGGTTAAACCCTGCGGCTGCAATCCATGGCTGAGAATTACGGTCAGTTACAGCCATTAAATTTGCTGCATAACCAGAGAATGGTACCCAGACATTTAATCCTGTGTATCCATCATTAACTTGGACCCAGTTTGCAAATGTTGTAATAAAGCTACTGTTAATACCTTCATAAAGATGTCTGAGTGCACTATAAATGTACTGACTAAATGACTTTGTCTTGTCAGTTAATGTTTTAATATTGTCTTTCTTAATAAAAATGTGTCTAATTGGATCAGCAATAAATAAGCAATCTTTTCGTACGAATTGCGCAGTATTTATAAATTTATTTATAATTGTAGTGTAGTTTGTTCGAAGATCTTGAGTAGTATCAGCCGGACCTGTGTAATCATTCGTATTAGTCAGTGCATTTAACCCGTTTTGCAATCCTGTCGATGTAGGGGCAGAATCATCATAATAATTAGTAGCATTTGCAGATGCGACTGCATAAATTGTTCCAAGGCCTGCTTCTACAATAAGATCAATATTAATAATTTCATCATTATCAATTTTAGTAAGGGCACGGTCAAGTTTTAATGGTATACTACCTAAGTCTTTTGTAGTAATTGCTTGTTCAGCATATGCACCGAGTGGGTATAGGGCATCAACTGTACCTAAGCTAGTAGATGCAGATTTATATACTGATGCATTTACACCAAATGCTGCAGATAGACCGGTATTATTAGCAGTTAACCGTGTTAAATTTGCAGCAGTCAGGAATCTAACCTTTTTACTTGGTACACCATTAGTGTCAAGCCAAGTATTACCAGTTCTGTTTGAAATATTGTCATTAACTAATACTGTAATATTATTCGATGGTATACTCTGAGTACCAATAAAGTAGCTTATTGGCAATCCCCCATTAACATTATTAATCTGCCTATTTGCATCAAAAGAACCATTAAATGCTTCTGCAAGAGATACAGTCAGAACACTAGCATTATAAGCAAACGGTGATTTAAATAATTTGAATACACCAATATTTACTGTGTCGTCAAATATACTTAGACCGTTGCTACGGCTAGTATCAAATGTATTAAGATTTTCAATTACTTCAGATAAACTACCATTTGCGTTAATGTAGGTAGAGGATAACGTAAAGTCTAATTTTGTAGTAGGAATAGTAACAAGACTAGGTATGGCTGCAGACGATGCAACACTATAGATTGTATTAATACTGTCGTAGTCTGTTGTTGGAAGTAAGTTTGAATTATCAACTATACCAACATAATAACCTTCAAAAGCATTATTTGTTACAACCTGTGCTTTATTTAAGACGACTATACCTGCACTACCAAACGCTGTAACACTTAAAATAGATTCCTTAGGTGAAGACGTTGAAGACCATGTAAATCCACTGCCATCAATACAAGATAAATATTGCTGCTCAGTTAATTCAAAGAATTTTGGCTGACCAAAAAGGTACGTTGCACTAGTGGAAGTTAAACTGTTAGATAACACCGCAGATAATCCTAATGCTGCAGTTGCGTCTAAATTAGCAGTATATCCAACAAACGATGTGACAGGATAAACGAGCGCACTGTATTTAGTGCCAAATCCATCACCAGCAGCGGGACCATATGGCAATCTATTAATAAATAAATTACCTGTTCCACTATCTAGAATTTGTTTAGCAGTATAAAATAAATATCTCTCTGCAGGGCTAGTTGGATTGCCATATATTTGCTCAAATTCTAATACACTTGTAATTTGAATTAATTGATCTGTTGGACCATTTGCAGCGAAACCAGTCGCAAATATA